TGTACAATGAACCATTCCAACGCAATTCGCTTGGATATATACCACCGCCTGTACTGCTATCGCTCATGATCTGTATAGCAGTCTGACCACCTGTGTTCACGCCTGAACTACTACCATTACTGAATAACCAAATATAAATCTTACCACTCATGCGTGTATCGACTTGAGCAGTACCTAATCCGCTATTGTTTGTGATCAATCCTGTGACTACACCATTACTACCGAACTGTACTAATTTGCCATCGTAATATACGCCATTTGTAAGATCGTAAGTATATGACCCTGTATCTGTCTTTTCTGCAAAAGCGATACAATACCACATGTATTTTTGATCTTGACTTATCTTTGCGTCTGTGATAGGACCACCGACCCATGCTTGACCATATACTATAGGCAATTTGTTTTCTGTAGCAGGAGGTAATTGTACTCGACCACCTGCATCACCACCTGCAGGAGCATCTGCACCGCGTTTTGCTAATAGTTTGCTAGCACCTATACTGATAGCCGCGCCTAATAATGCTTTACCTATGAATGCACCTGCGCCTGGTATGAACACAGCGGCGGCAACAGCGGCGACTACGCCTATAACTTTTTTAAGTGCTTTACCTATTTTACTAAAGATACCCATAATTAATCTCTCTGTATGCCTCGAGGTCCTACCATACCACCGCTACTACCTGCGGCACTACCACCGCTAGGATTTGGTACTACTTGTCTAGACTTAGGATCGACACCGAAATCAAATGTGAATCCTGATAGGCTTGTGACATTGTTCATGCTACTATCTGTGCTATCAAAGAACTGCCAACTTTCCTTGTTTGTTTTTCTTCCTGCGATTCTGTTTTCTAACACAGTCTTATAACTGCTACAGTCAAATGTTATTGTGTAATTATCAAGGCGTTCTTCACGCTCTTCACTGATGCCATAATTAGTCACAATACCTGTGAATCTTAGATAAGCATTGCTCAACACATAGTTATTATCATAGAATCCACGATATATCTTGACCAATCCGCCGCGCACTTGTCCCTGGCTCTCTAGAAATTCATAGATATTGTTACCACTGACACCGCTGATCGCTATGCTTGTATCGCCTGCTGTAACACGGATGCTACGTTGTTGTGCGCCTACGCTTAACAATCCACCTAATGGCGTATAAACATTACCTGCTATAATCTCATTAGTGTATGCACTACTGAATGTCAAAAATTCTATCTCATCTGCTGTACCTGTAGTGTTTGCTATGTTTGCATTTGCTGTGAATACAGTACCTGCGATATTACTACTAGCACCTAAACTAGTCCATGGTGTATTACCACTAGTTTTGATGATGTATTCTTGACCCACATCTAAATCATCTGCGTCTGTAGGCAAATAATTATTATAGATCACTAATTGCACAAACTCTGCGCTAGTGACATTTGCTTTATTATTTGAAACTGCTGGTATACTTGTACTCATGCTGTACCTACATATTCATAAAGTTGGAAATCTTCGCTAAATTCTATCAATGCGTTATTGACTACTGTACCATTAGGACGAACATATGCGCCAGGTACTAGTGTATATGTAGGCATGTTTGGACAGAACATGTTCCACTCACATGCATTACCTACTGTGATTCCTAATCCTACGACATTTGATGTCAATATGTTTGGTCTGTTCGTTGTCACAGTTATCGTGCTACCATTACCTCTAGTAACTCTTGTAGTGCTAGTGAATGGGTATGGATAGTTACCTAATTGTATCAAATCGTTTGGTTCAAATATTACTGTAGTGCTAGGTACGATTGGTAGATTAGTCAAAATTAATTGATTACCAACGAAACTTTGCACAGTAATTTGATTGCGTTGTTGCAAACTCAATTGACCTTGATATCTGAATATCCAACTCAAACACGCATTGTCGCTAAATGTCACGATCTCAGGACTGACGACATCCATGGTGTCTAATGCTTCTAACAGATCACGATTCTGATAATATTGCAAACTAGCAGGCATCTTTAATGTGAAACGCCATGGATTCTTAGTTGGCGTGAGACTTACTCTTGGTATCTCGTTTCTTGTGAATTGTATACCAGCGACCTTTCTACGATCTATGCTGATCGCATTACATTTGTTTAAAATTGTTTGTAATCCTGCCATGACTTTTTCCTATTATGCTGCCGCGCCATATGGCAATTCTCTTCTTGCCTGATTTGTAGCACCGAACAATGCTTTTCTATTTTCATAGAACAATGTCGCTACAGATTTAGCATCTACAGCATTGATGTTATTATTGTAGTTATAGTTGTTTACTACAGGTTGCTGTTGCATTGGCTGTGAGGACATGACATCACCCAATTTATTGTTAGGTATGACTGTACCTGCTTGCTTAGGTACAAATAATTCAGGACCTTTCTCACCAACGATGCTTGGTTTGCCTACTTCTGGACTACCACCTTCAGCAAAGCCTGGCAATGGTATGCCAATACTGCCCATGAATCCTGATATCGCACGGAAGATCAATGCTTTTGCTATCATCTTGGCAAGATCAGCAACGATGCTTCTAGCAAAATCGCTAAACTTAAATTTACCTGTCTCTACAAATGAATCTACAGCATTGCTGATGTTGCCCCATGTATCTTGTACTGCTTTCTGCGCCATGTTGATAGGCTTGAATTGATCAGCGATCTGTTCTAATCCTTTAACAACACCTGCGCTATAACTTTCTTCTAATGCTTTTTGCTCTGAGCGTTTACGTCTTTCTTCTTGTATGGCAAAATCAGTAGCAGCCTTGACTCTTTCCAATTCATTTTGTAATTCTTTTTTCTTGATATCGTCTTTTTCAGCCGCGATCTGTTGTGCCAACTGCAATTCTTTCAATGCACCTGCTTCTTGTATCTTGATCAGTTCTAATTGTTGCGATTTCTGCTTCTCTGTGATCTGACCTGTGATGACTTGGCGTGCTAATTCTGCATCTTGCATAGCAACAGACTTCTCGCTCTGTTGTTGCATGATACCTAATTGTTTCTGTAACTCTACTACTCTTGCTCTTTCTGCTTCTGCGATAGCAAGGGCCGCTAGTTTTTGTTTCTCACTCTCAGCAGATTGCTCTTTGATTAATTGTTTTTGTTGCTCATAGGTTGTTATCAATGCTTGATTGACATAACCTTTTTTGTTTTGTTCTTCTGTGATCTTGGCATCTATGTTAGCAAGATCAGTTTTTAATTGACGCTCAGTTTCAAGACGAACTTTGGCTCGTTCTGCTTCTTGTTTACTTAGATTAGCAGTACCATTGACTGCTTTTTGATATTCTAATGCCGCTTGTGTAGTCTTATTTTGTAGGTCAAATGTTCTTTGTTGTGTTTGTGCGGCTGCTTCTTGTTGGGCGGCAATAACTTGACCAATTGTTTTTTCTTGTTCTTTGGCTTTATTAACTGCGTCTTGTGCTTTAGTCGCTGAGTCTGTGCCACCATCGTCACTCATCAATGCATCAGCACCCATGACTCCGCCAACAGCAAGACCACCTAATGCTAATGCTCTAAGTACAGGATTCTTTGCTAATAATGCGCCGGCGGCTGCAACTTGTTTTATAGCGGCTGCCATCTTTATGACATTGGCTACAGCAGTTGCACCAAATGCTAATGCGAATGTAGCGGCTAATATCTTGATCGCTTTGTCTGCTTCTTCAGCAGTCAACACCATGTCTTGTGCGCCACCTAAGAATGGTTCTATGAAACGCAAGAATGCATCTTGCAACATACGGAAATTCTTTTCCATAGCGGCAGTAGCGGCTGCCGCCATCATCATTTCGCTTTCTAGTCGTGCGAAATCTTTTGTCTGTAATATTTGTTGTAATTTTGTAGGATCGATGCTAGCAAACTCTTTACCAAATATCTTGATACCTAGTGCTGTTCTTGCCGCGCCTTGCTCCATGCCTGCAAGTTTTTCGATGACTTGCTCAAAGATTTGTATGTTAGTCTTACCTTCTAAATCTTTAAGCGTAATACCTAGTTCTTTGAATGCTTCTTGTGTATCGACATTGAGATTGGCAACTTCGTCTAATGACTTGTAGAAGTTCATCAAGACTTTGCCTACGCCATCGAACTTACCACCTGCTTCTTCTAAACTTTGCGCTAAACCTTTGACGAAACCTGCGTTGAGACCAAAGGCATCGCCAAGATCGTTCATCTCATCTGCTGTTCTAAGTGCAGTACCACCTATCAATGCTAGTGCGGCAGCGGCAATGTTGCCTACTTTCTGTAGACCATTGCCTAATGTATTAAACGCTTGCTCAGTCTTTTTTGCTTGATCTTGTAAGTCTTCAAGGCTCTTATCAGCATTTTTTACGGATTTATTAAGGTCATCGACTTTACCTTGTCCATTGACATCGATCTGTATTTTATATTGATCTATCGTTGCCATTATATTCTCACTCCCAATTTCTTGTAGACATAATCACGTACTGATGCTAATGTAGGCTTAGTCATACCTTTAGGTGCTTGTGTGCTACCACGCATACCTCGATTAGTCATGTGACGACCTTTGTCTAGTACTTCTGCATATCCATAATTCGCTTGTATCTCGTTACCTTGCAGTACTGTCTTGCGTCTAGCATTACCTGATCGCACAGGAGTATTAGCGACAAATTCTTTGTGTGCGAATTTGCTTATAGATTTTTCGTCTAATGTGTCTAATACTTGATTGAGGCGATCTACGATATTGCTCATTTCTTCTGCTTGCCTTTATTCAATATAGTTTGCAATTGATCTTGGTTAAGTTTATAAGCGTTAGGATTTGGTGCTGTACCTTTCGCTCTTTGCTTCTCCATCTGATAACTATCGTAGGCAGCAAGGACATCGGTAATCATGAAGTCGTACGTGGTGGCATGTTCTTCCACTTGATGTGGTAACATGCCATACTTTTCAGCCATACGACCTATCGTGATCATTTTTGCGCTTCCCCAACTGTTTGGGTCGATGCCTTGCTCTGTGGTTTTCCCAAGATTTCTCCAATCTTGTTGATCGCCGCGGCCGCGATATCAATTGGTAGATCCTCATCATCTGCAAGTACTTGCTTGCCATCCTTGTCTAAGATCATGGCTTTCATCATCTTATCAAGGTTGCTAAATTCGTTATTGCTTCGTGCATTGAAGAAGTCAAAATATGTTGACATGCGCACGATGTTAAATGTGTAGAATGTGATAGGTTCGCCATATCTCTCGACAAGTTCTTTGCCGTCTAATATGACTTCTACTAGTTCTGGTTTGCTTGCGTAATCTTTGATGTTCACTTGTTATCTCCTTTTGATTAGTTCCCACTATATTTATCGTAATGCTCTTCAAGCAATTGGTTGAGCAATGCGATACGAAACGCTTGTTTCGCTTTCATTTGTCTGATTGTCTGTTCCATGTTGTTTAACATAGGTAACAGTTTTGCTTCATCTGCGATTAGACTTCTTAGTTTTTCTTCCTCAGTCTTTAGGAAGGTATTGTTATTAATATTCATTTGTTCATCCATATAGAAAAAGAGAGCAGATCGCTCTGCCCTCTTTCTTTGGTCAATTAGACCTTAGGACCAGATCCCATATCGCCATTGACAGCGATTGTGAGTGGTGAAACCCACACAGGACTGTCTGGTGATGCTGTTGGTGCAACTGAACTCAAGTAACCTTTTCCGCAATAGAAGAAAGTGTTAGCAGGAGTATTTGCTCCGACGTTGGCGCTGTTGTTCAACTGAAGTCTGAATGCAACTTCAACACGATTCTGACTCAAGCCAGAAACACCATAATATAGTGCTGTAGTATTTCCTGCGGTGCTTTCACCGAAGAAACCTACATCATCAATTACGATGTTAGTGCTGATCTCATTATCACTAGGTGTAGTAACTTTGTTGATACTTGATGAACAGAAATCTGTCCAACTGAAGATGCCAGTACTATTTGTAATAGTCACATCTTGCAAGCAAGTAACGTTAAGCAATGTGTTAGCATTGCCACTTAAGTTACCAGTAACCAAGTTTGAGTTTGCAACATCAGTTGTCAGTATTAGCGCAGGGAAAGTACCTGTCTCGTTTACTGTAATGTATGCCATTTTATTGTCTCCTTAAGTTAGTGGCGTCAATCATTAAAATCCAAGCGTTTTAAACTGAAAGTATAGGTATGTTTTTCACTACGATTACCGATCACTTCGGTCTTACTAAATGTGATCTCATAATAACCATTAAAGAATTGCCTGTCTGCGGCAAGATCATTGATCGTACCTAAAACAAAAATACTTTGTGGGTCATCTTGGAAACTCACATATAATATCTCAAACTGATCTGTAACGGTGTATATCTGCCCACAAGGGGTCACACCATTGATGTTTACTTCACGACTGACAGGGTGAGCATCTCTGACATAAACACCATATGGGACAACATCATCACTACTAGGATATATGCCACTCACTTCCACGATAGGTGTAAGTGTGTTGCATGTGGCTCTCATATATTCTACAAGAGCCTCCTTAGATATGTAAGGTTGATGTCTTGATGGCATCAGAAATATCTCCTATCATTGTTGAAGTAATCTACGTCTGCTGTCCAATTCTCTTCTAACTTAGTCGTTGGACCGTTAGGAGCATCTTGGTTCAGATCATAGAAGTTCATCAATTGTAGTGCTTTTTCCCATTCACTCTGATATCTACGCAATGCATGATCAAAGTTAACACGGTCAACATCGTTGACGTTGCTAGTATCTGACACGATTGATTCGTAGAATATTTTTACAGCCATGAATGTATCAAGTCTAATCAATGTCTGATCACTTTTGATGAGCAAACTAGGATTAAAACTTGATATCAATGCACCGTTAGGTAAGTTAGTGTAATATGTTGCCCCTAGCACCGTATCGCAATACTTTTGCCACCAACCAAATTCAAGTTGATAAAGGATCTCTTGACTACCTACTTTGAAGTAGTCAT